CCCACCATCCAAATCAACTTCAATGTGATGGATGATGGAGTTCCACTAACAGGAGGTCCTTGGCCCATCAATACTTGGGACAACTGGCCTCAATGGTGATCACTTCTTAACAGGAGGTTTTGGAAGAGGGGCTTCATGCTCCTCTTCTTTTTTATCCTTCTTACCATTCTCTACGATGTGCTTGAGAATGGTAGACATGTTAGTGACCACAAGAGTAATGAGTCCTGCGACTACAGCTAAACTCTCGCTAGGAACGAACTGAATAGAAAAGATAAAAAGAGAAACGAGGAAAGTAAGATACAGTCCAGCCCACTTGGCAAGGTGCTTGGAAGCAACTTCTTTAGCACTCTCTGTAATCTCAAGCTCACGGAACTTGGCGGCTGTCTCAAGCTCGTAACGCTGGATCTCAATTTTTCCCTCTGCTTCCTTAAGTCGGACAGCGGATTCGACATCAATATATTTCTCGTCATTTTTAGTAGGCATGGTAGGCACCTCTTAAGTATATATCCTACCAAGAAATATAAAAGTCAAATTTCAAATCAACAATTCCACTTTCTAAGTGCTTTGTTGATGCGGCTGTTAGGATCGCTGGCTGTCTTAGAGGAGGTTAATCTCTTCTTCATGCCACCCATTCTAGCACAGAAGGACTTTCTACGCTTGGCAGACTTGCTACCTTTCTTTAACTTGCTGGGCTTGGTGGTGACAGCAGTTTTAAGCTTGGAGCCAGGGTTAGCACGACGATAGGCAGCAACACCAGCTTGGGTAAGACCACCTTCACGGGACTTATGAACTCCCATCTTCATCTTTGGCATAACACCTTTACGCTTCTCAGTTAACAATGAGCCAAGACGCTCGTAAGCTTCGTTCTTTTTCTTCTTACCGCCAGGAGTGACCTTGCCACTACAAACGGCAGAGGCATACATGTTAGCATAGGCAGAGGGATATACACTAAATTTTCTCTTTGCTGCTGCTTTGCCCTTGGGGCATAACTTACCTTCGTTAACACTTGCTTTTACTTTCATAACGCACCTTTCATATTTAGCTTTGTTCTCTCTGCCTACATTCTTTGTACAGACAGCAAATGGCAAACTTTTTTTATCTCTGCGTTTCATTTCTTCTTAAAGGTTGATACCATTGTAGGTTTACCGCCAGGGTTACCAGCGGCTCGTTTTCTTCTGACAGCAGATTTACGCTGACCCTTACTCATTCTAGCGGCTTTGGCAGCAGGAACACACTTAGGATATCCTTTACGCTTCTCACCCTTGGATCTACCACAGGGCTTAAATCCTCCACCTTTCTTAGGTGCGCCAATGTCTACCCATCTTTCTTTTACCCACTTGCGTAGGTCTTCTTTGATAAGATTACCTATTCTATCATAGATGCTCTCGCCCATGCGCTTGCATGAACCTTTGGAGCCAGGGACCTTGCCCCTAACTCTTCTGTACCCAGGCCAACATTTTAGTTCGTCTATCCTTGACATTGGTAAATCACCTGCTACTATATACCCATGAACATCTTTTATCTTGCAAAAAACCCGCGTGTTTGCGCTGAGTGGCATTGTGATCAACATTGTAGCAAGATGATCATCGAGTACGCTCAACTCATGTCCACGGCTCATCGTGTGACTGACAGCCCGTATGCCGACCAATGCTACAAGATCGCACACAAGAATCATCCCAGCACCATCTGGACCCGTGCATCCTATGACCACTACGCTTGGCTCTACGAACTGTGGCGTGAGCTTAACAACCAGTTCCGTGAGCGTCGAGGCAAGCACCACGCATCGTGGACCAAGCTAGGTCACATCCTGTGTCACACTCCTCCTCTCCCTCTTGCAGGCTGGCAGGACCCTCCTCAATGTATGCCTGACTACCTCAAAGGTGATGACTGTGTAGAGGCGTATCGTAGGTTCTACTGCCAAGAGAAGCGCAAGTTCGCTACTTGGAACTGGAACCCTAGCACTAAGCCTATGTGGTTTGATTACGAGGAGTACAATGAAGCACGACGAGAGTTATCTGCAAATAGCTGAGGTAGTAGCTAAAAGATCCTATTGCAAGAGGAATAAGGTTGGTGCTGTTATTGTGAAAGATAACAGCGTCATCGCAGAGGGATACAATGGCACATGCTATGGTAGGCCCAATGTTTGTGAATGTCTAGATGGTAAAACAAAGGATGAAGTTGTCCATGCAGAAGAGAATGCAATACTTAAAGTCGCTCGCTCCTCCCAATCTTGCAAAGGTGCTACTCTTTACCTCACTCTTTCTCCTTGTATTCGCTGTGCTAGACTTATCGTGCAGGCAGGGATCAATCGTGTAATTTATCGAAGTCAGTATAGAAATATTGACGGTCTTTGTCTACTATCCAACTGCGGAGTATACCATGAGCAATTACTATGATGTCTATGACAATGAGGCCATGAGGGCCAACGCTAACTACAGTCACATGACTGCCAAAGTTAAATCACACGAAGGTTTTAGAGAACCTGATTACGAGGACAATCCTCCTGATATGGTGAATCATCCTGATCACTACATGGTAGGAGGGATTGAAGCACTTGCTGTTATCGAGGCCAAACTTGGAGGCCCAACCAATGAGATGTATCGAGGATATCTCATGGGGAATGTCATGAAGTATCTAATGAGAAGTCCTTACAAAGGTAAGCGTGAGGAGGATCTTAGGAAGGCACAGTTCTATCTGGATGGTCTTGTGGAGTGTTTTAAGTGATCGAGATTGCTAACGATGACTGGGAACTTTATCAAGACAAGTTCGGGGATCTGATTAGTTTTATTGCCCAAAGGATTACTGGTGATCCTATGTGCTGTGATTATGAAGAGAATGTACAGGATCTTTATATCGCAGCGATCAACAGCATCAACGGATACTACAAGAAGAACAAGATCACACCTGCCGATATGGCAGTTAAAGAAGTGATTGAGTGTCCTCTGTTTAAACAGTATACTAAGACTGTGCTATGGAATGCCAAGAACTTTAAGGGCAACAAGGCTACAAAGTACAAAAACTTCATGCCTACATCTATTGACACGATAGATAATAAAGATGATCTGGTTATTGATGATACAACCAGTATTGTAGATGGTGACGATGAGGTATTTAATTACTTCCATAATAAATTTAATCAGGACGAAAGGGATCTACTATCGGTACTGGTAGCCAATCCCACCTGTGTTAGAGAGAATGGCACCATCAACTTCAATGCGTTGAGCAGGGCAGCAGGTAAATCATTTTACATTGTCAAGACACGCATGACCAACATTCAGAGTAAACTCAATGAAGAAGACAAGTGACACTACTAAGATGTGGACAATCAAGACGGCAGATGATATCCGCCAGCTTGCTGTGCTTACAGAAGATCTAGAAAGTAAAGGTTGGCACATTGAAACGGTGAGTGTAGACGAACTAACTATCCTTGCATCAAAGCCTAAGGTGGAGCGTATTGATGGTTAATCTACATGGTCACATTGTTTACCTTGCTGGTCCTATCTCAAAGGTAGATTGGACTGATGCAAAAGTCAAATTTGTTGATCTAGAAGCAAAGGTACGCAAGTTCCTACCACAGCAGATTTATAACCCACTAGACTTTATGGCTCCTCCCGTCAAGATGGACGAGATGGAGCGATGGTCATGGTATATGAAACAGGCTGTGCGTGCATTGTCTCTGTGTGATGCTATTGTCCTCATGGATAACTACCACATTAGCAAGGGCGCACGACTAGAAAAGTATCTTGCAGAAGAACTTGGCATCACAGTTTATCATGAGAGGGAACTGCATGAAAGTTTATCTGAATGATTTAGCCAAGGAAAGTCGTTTCTGGTATCTCAACTTTTACAGAGATAACGAGCATCTAATACATATGGGAGTGGATGATGGACAATTTGTTTACCTCATCATCCCAGACATACTAGATGAGTATATCGAGACAATGAACGACAAAGAGTTTGAAAAGTATATCAACTGGGACTATAATCCATTTGGAGACGAAGACAATGAAGATTGGGAATGATCACAACGGAGAAGTTAACGGAGATGTCAACCTCTCGAAATGGGAAGTTGATTTGATTTGTGAGGGACTGATCTCTATTATAGGGGACATTCCTGAGGATCATCCTGACCTCGATGTAGCATCTAAACTACATGCACAGATGAACGCATTGTTCAATCTGATGGACGATAAGAATTTCCCTTATACAAAATAACAAGCAACGGAGGCAAGCATGAGCGCTGAACTACGGAAAAAACGAGAAGAACTAGAGAAGAGGCTTGAGTACGCACAGAACGCACATCTAGCATTCGCTAAAGGTGTTGGAAGTGAAGGTGCGTATCGAGATAGTTACCAAAAGGTTCGTGAGATTCGTGACGAACTTTATATGGTAGCGATGCAACTTGGAGATCCCATCCCTTTTAGGATGGAGCCCAAGTAAAATTAACTCGAAGCCTGCGTGTGTGCGAGGTAGCTTTTCCTGACGATACTAGGAGAGTTAGTTCCTGAGTTAAATTTAATAGGGACCACCGATACACTATTATGGAGACATGAACATGGCCGAAGACCAAGATAAAAATAACGACATCGACATCGAAAAGTTCATCAATGATGTTCTAGACGAAGTTTTCAAGACTCTCCCCAAGGAGGAAGAGGATGATGAATCTGAGGAAGAATAGCGACCTCTTTGCTTTGGTTAGGTACACCAATAACTTTGGATTCCTATCTTTCGTAAAGTCTTGGTTTGGATACAAGCCATGAAATTTCAGAAGACCCAGCTTGACACAGGCTGGGTCTTCTGCTACTATACACACATGGTTAGTATGCAACAACAAGAAGAGGACGCCCGTAACAACACTCCTATGGAACCTATGCACACTCAGAAGGTTGAACCTGCTCACTTCTGGCATGATGAGAACAATCTTTATCACTCTGCCAGGGCAGATCTCCACGATGAGTTTCTGTATCGTATGGTCAATCTGATGAAGACCGAGAAGATTCAACTCAAAGTTATGAATGCTTGCGAAGACCTTTATAACCTTGTGGCGGATCGCAACGAGCAAGATTACGATGGAAACATTGATCCCTATGGTGGTGCTACTGCTCTGTTCGATGTGCTAGGACATCGTTGGCCTAATGATGATTATAGCGACCAGAAGACTGGAACTATTCTTGAATGGCTCGCTTTCTGGTCCATGTTTAGGCATGAGGTTCAGCGTCACTTCTACAGCAAAGGTTTCAATGCTTCTTGGGTTGGACTTATGCTCGATCACTACAAGACTGGCCGACACGACACTTGACATCTGACCCTGACTGACCTACTATACAGGCATGAAGAAAGAACTCTACGAGCGACTGACTGCATGGATGGCTGATTACGAGGATAGTAGTTTGCTTGAAGAAACCATGCCAGCAGAGGACATTAACTCTTATCTTATGGATTGTGCTTTCGATATCATGTATGATATTCATCTTGAGGAGCTTGCCAAAGAGATGAGTGAAGAAGAACAACTTATGCGTGATGGACAAGAATACTGGAACTGATATGAGCTTTACCGAAACTATTACCTTGATCGCAGAGCAAGATCCTGTGACTAAAGAGTGGATCTACTTTGACGAGGAGAACTGATGGTAGGACGCGACCTCTGGAAGGAACTTACCCAGTTCCACAAGGATCTTGCCATGACTGACATGGACGACGAAGAGAAACTTGAGCGTGCGCTCAACCTTCTACACGACATTTACCTTTACGAATTCAAAGCAGAATACAACTGATATGAATGACGATCTACGAGAACGACTGGTTGCTTTTGAGCAAGAGTATAACTCCTCTGACATTGAGATCAAAGAGAGTGGCAACATGCCTTCACACTATCAGGAAGATGTGAACCTTTATCTTCTGGACAAAGCCGCAAACCTTATTGGAAACATCTTGACATCTGACCTCAACTGAACTACTATAACGACATGAAGATCAACAACTACAACAAACTCCCTCAGGGCATCAACGACATCGCTGACCTCAAGATCCATGAGGCATCCATGCTGGTTGGTGCTGCTATCAAGACTCTCTCTGATCTCAACCCTCATTGGGAGGAGGAGGTGAAGGATCTCCTCGACCTCTACCTGACTCTTCGCCGTGAGCTTCCTGAGAAGGCCAACGGCAAGCATGTGGGTCACGATGATGCTCATGAGGCCATCAAGTACGGGGCTATCGCTGTCTACTCTGACTACGGCAAGGGAGCAGCAGGGCTTTGATCTACCTCATCGTAGCATTCACGATCCATGTGATCTGGAAAATGCACTAATCTCCTTCGGGGCTGGCTCTTCACGGGGTCAGCCCCACTATCATATGGTATGAAGTTAAAGTATGTTCCGCTTATCTTACTTACTTGCTGTATTCCTTATAAGGATTGGGGTAAGTATAACAGCCCACAAGATCGTTATGCTGGCTGTGTATCTGAGGAAGAGTTATCAGAAGGTAACTACGCCTATCTTGGAGTTGCACCTTTCTATCCTGTTGTTATTTGTGGTGACATGGATCTATTGGAGGATGATTACTACCACATCACCTATCCTAACCTTGCTCCCATAAATGTGGAGATACAGTACGAGGGACCAGAAAACTCTGAGGCACATTTAGTTATAAGAGAGATGGGAAAGAAAACAAACGGGGAGATTATTTGGAGTTGGCCTAAGGAAGAGACTATTATGGGCCAGAGCCACAGCACACAACTGACCATCTACCCTGTGGATGGTTATGATCGTCTAGTGATCGCTGTGGTCCCCTGTATACTAGACACACCAGAACCCCAACCCTACAAGATAACAATAGGTGCAAGATGAAGTGGTTTGCTGAACTAGAATGGTACGAATGTTTCCTGCTGGTTGCTGTGGTCTGTACGATTGGAGCATTAGGTAAGGAGATGTATTTCCCCTACAAGAAAAGCAACGGACGAGGCCATTGAAGTATCTGCTCCCTCTGCTCCTCCTAGCGTCCTGTGAACCTCTTGAGATCATCCATGATGACCTGACAGGAGGAGGATCATCGTGGGGAGAGGGCTCTACGAACGCCAATCTGAGCGACCTGTGTACCGTCCATGATAGTACGCTAGACAGCTTTGGTTATGTTGGAGACTTCCCTGCCAACGAGGCATATCATCTTTGCGGTGAAGCTGGTTCGGATCAGGATTGGCTAAGTGTTAGTTATCTTCCAACGCCATTCACGCTCAATCTTGAGACTGCAACTTATGGGTACACGGTCACTCAAATAACAATTGTAGAATGGCCTGAGGATCTACCCAATGCACTAAAAGATAACAGTTTCACAATCCTTGACCAGTTTGAGGTTGATGGGCAGGAGACAAGGAGCTATTATATCGAGCCCACAGAGAATAACGCCTACATGACTATCATAGTGAAGGCACTACAGACCAGCAACTTCAACGACTACTATGTGAGGATTGAACCATGACTATCTGGGAACTAGTATATGTGTTAGAGGCAGGAGTTATTATCTCTTGGCTAATGATCTACCCTGAGGATAAATCACTATGGAAAACATTAAAGTTCAAGTTTCCCTGGAATGGGAGTTCACGAAAAAAGAGTACGAGGAAGCCAAGGAGTTCATCAAAGAACAAAAGTGGGCGTGGGATCATGACCCGATGACTGCTGTTCTATTCCTCAATCAGATTGGATGGCCTACTATGATAGGTAAGAAGGTAACAGCATGATTACAAGAGTAGAACTAATAGATTTGGTCATGCCCAATGACTGTAACCATTATAGAAATGCGTTCGGTGGTTGGGTCATGGGTAGGATTGATATTGCAGCAGCAGTATTAGCAAAAAAGATAGCTCACGGACCTATTGTTACAGCAAAGGTTAGTGAGATTAACTTTAGCCGCCCTATTCCACAGGGATCAACCATGAAGACGATTGCTTATCTACAAAAGACAGGCAACACCAGTATGGAGATCATGGTTAAGATTTACATTGAAGAAGACACAGGAGGGGATCTCTTCTGCACAGAGGCATATGTAACAATGGTAGCTGTGGATAAGGATGGGAAGCCTAAGCCTCTGAATGAAGAGAAGAGGAACTGGGTAGTAGAAAGAAAAGGAGACTGGGACAATGTATGAGTATAAGATAAAACAAATAGACAGGATAGTTGATGGTGATACAGTTGATGCTACTATTGATCTAGGGTTCGATGTCCTCTACAAGACCAGAGTGCGTCTGTATGGCATCAACACCCCTGAAACACGCACCAAGGACCTAGAAGAAAAGGAGCGTGGTCTAGCAGCCAAGGCAAGGCTGAACGAGATCATTAACAAAGCAGTACATATGGGCCATCACCTGATCCTACAAACAAAGGAAAAAGGAAAGTTTGGCCGCTACCTTGGTATCCTGATCATAGAGGACTGTAGACCTGACCATGATACTAGAACAGATGTAAACCAGATGCTAGTAGAAGAAGGTCATGCAGAACCATACTTCGGAGGCAAAAGATGATGCAGGAAGACCTACCCTTCGATTATTATGATAAGTTCTGTAAAGACTGTGGGGTAGGTATTGATGATCATAATAGATCAAGCACAAACCAATGCAAACCCTGCAAAAGAGCAGCCACAAAAGAATGGAACAAAACACTAGAAGGAAGATACAGTAAGTACAAAAGAAATACCAAGTATAAGTCAAAAGTTGAAGACAACCCCACAAAGAGAGTCTTCGACATAACCTTCGACGAGTTCGCAATTAGAGTTCAGTCACCATGCGTATACTGCGGTAGAAAAGCAAAAGAAAATGATTACAATGGACTCGATAGAGTATACAACGATATAGGATACACCATTGATAATGTAGTCTCATGCTGCTCCGATTGCAATTACATGAAACAAGAATACTCCTTCCAACACTTCATTAAAGTATGCAAGAAAGTAGCCGAGTATCAAGCAACCAAAAACAAAACCAAAACAAAACCTCTACTCAATACCTTCTCTAAGTGGATGAAAGTGTACCTGTTAGATAGTGAAGTGGGGGAAATATACAAACACAACTTTGAAGACCCCATTTGGTGATCTACTATACAGGTGTAGGAAGGGATAAGAAAAGTCAAATTCAGACCCCCTCCTGCTGGCTCATTATAAACAAGGGAAGAAAAGTCAAATATAACAAGTGATTTGACCCGTATATAAGAAAAGTCAAATTCAAGTGTTTGTTATTTGCTTGACTCAAAACTAAACTTACACACCCCATCCGACCAAACTTAGAGCAAGCTTTGAAACAAGCTTTAAGAAAGTCAAATGGGGTGGGTTGGTCGGGGAGAAAAGTTTAGAGGATGTTTAATACAAACTCTAAACTACTCCAACCTTCATACAATATATTGTGGTGGCCTACAATATAGCCAATTCTTAATAGTTCTTGAGTTTTGAGCGACAGATGTGAACAGATCGCATGTTCTAATATATATAAAAAACAAGGTCCAACCACATGATATAGTGGTCAGACCTATATTAGTGCGCTACTGAGAAGAATAAAAGTAAAGTTATACAGAGGAGAGTAGCACCAAAGATAGTATTCCTCTCCTCTTTTTTCTGATATTCTGATATCATCTCCACCAGTGCTCCATCCAAAGTTGCCATAGAACTAGGGGCTTAGTACCACCTAGTTGTAGTTTCCAGCGAACTCTTCGCCACTGGTTTAGAGCATTCATATGCTCATCTAGTTGCCAACCACTTAGACCACCTCTAACTTTATTCACGCGCCTAAGCGTACCATGATTGGATGCCCACAAAGTTAGTAGGGCAGGGCTAAGGGGACTAGGTTCAGTGAACATTAGTTTTCCTCCACTTCAAGGATAGGACCATAAGCCCCAACAAAGATAGTATCTTGTGCAGTGTTAGGAGTTTGGACATTGTTGATCATACGCTTGAAGCGCAACATCGAATCATAGTTAGCAAACTCCAACATATGATAATCATGCTCCTCATCCTCGTCGATAGTGTAAACTTGGAGCCACCATGCGTTATCAGCATATTGGTCCTCAAGATGGGAGAGGAGAGAGAAGTAGTTCTTCCTGTCGGTCATGCTATTATAGTAGGATGCTAGGCCTTATCTTTCAAGGGGAATCCAAGGAAAGTGGCGGTCGTAAGTCTAGGTCTGACAAGGGTTTACGGCGGTCGGGGCGGCCCCTGCCAAAATGGCAGGCTAGTCTATCTCGAAGGAATCAATGGAGTTATATTCAATCTCGGACCCTACATCTTTGGCAATATCATAGGGCAGATTCTTTTCAATATATTCTTGTGCCTCACATGATTCTAGATCATCATAAGGAATCTCTAGTTCGCCAGTGTAATGAGTAATCTCAGACCAGTAGACTTGAACTTTCATAATCAGTGGGACAGGAACTTCACAGTCATAGTAGACTGCCAACAGGCACCACAAGTGCCACAACTATCAGTTTTTCCAGTCTGCTCAGGACAAGTGAAGCTAGTGCCATTGAAAGACTCGTCCGCAGCATAGCGAATATGATCGACGCACGAATCGTTATTGCGACTCCAACGGATAACACAACGCTCAGGATAAGACTTATTCAGACGCACAATGCGAGCGTCAATCTCACAGCCAGAGCGAGCAGTATAACCCCAGACCAAGAGCCCAGGATGCTTGCACAGCATCTCATCCCAGAAAGTAACATATTCCACGGAGAAGAAATCACCGAGAACATGCAAACGAATAGCAATCTTGCCATGCTTTTCAATCAGCGTGTCGATCTCGTATTCCAGTCGAGAAATAAACTTGCGATACTCAGCGACAGAATAGCGAGCAGCGAAAGGCATATTGTTTCCATAGCAATCTTCCCAATGGTGGCAGGAACGAGGACAAGTATCCCGTTCGGTTAGAGTGAGAGAAAAGATAGGGGCACCAGCCCACGCAGTTTTTTTGATGCGACGACCGAGCTTTTTATTGTTACCGCCAGACTTGAGCATAAACACATGGTCAGACGGTACGGGCTTGATCGACTTCTGGTAGCGAGTAGAGACTAGCATGGAAGTATAATAGCACGATCTGCCAAAATATCAAGGGAAACCTATCGTCCTAAGTCGTTGGGGGATAAGGACTTACGGCGGGGCGGGCGGCCCCCGCCAAAATGGCAGGCCCTAACCCCTTGCGGGGCCAGGACTTGCGGCTGTCGGTTTCCCGACTTTACCCTTGACTCAGGCTGCTGCCAGGATCTCTTCGGCAGCGTTCCAAAGGTTGAGGTTGACGCGACTGAGGGCGTCGATGTTGGTGAGTTCCCGAGCCTGACGCTTCTGGCCCTCACCCTTGAATCCACCACGGATGGTGTTCTCCTGCACACGGTTGAACACGGTCCACAGGTCGGAACCGATATCCTCCTGACGGCGAGCCGTGAGCAGCATACGGCTATCAATCTCAGAGGCAGCACCCCAGCGAGCAACCTTGCCAGCGTGAGCCATAGCGTGCTGGGCATCCTCGTCCAGGCGAAGGTTGGACATCTGCTCGATGTTGTCCGAGATGTTCGGAACAAGATCGGACATGGACTGGATCGCGTCGGACACGCTATCCATGGAGAGGTTCATGTGGCGCTGAGTGAAGCTGCCAAGGTCGAGAGACTGGATCACCAGACCATTGGAGCAGACCAGAGCAAACAGGCCAGCAGCAAGCTTGAGCGAGGACGAGCCATCGCTGCTGTTGGTGACGAGGATCTCAGGGAAGATATCCTCCGAAGGGTTGCGAGGATCAGCGATGCGAAGGCTGAGATCCTTGCGCTGGAATCCCAGCGTGTGCTTCTTGTTATCAGCCGAACGCTTGTAGCTCCTGGGCTGAAGAGCGCGAGTAACACCCCAGCCGAGAGCATCGAACTGCTCGACAATGCTGGAGGAGGGGACGAAGCTGTAACGATCCGACATGCGGTCGCAAGGCTTGGAAGCGAAGACGGAAGGAGCGAGCTTCGCAATCTCGCTGTTGTCCATGAAGGTAACCATGGGTGTATAATAGCACGCGAAGGATAGGAGGCAAGAAAAAAGGGAGGAAAGTTAGCGTCCTAAACCCTTGCAGGATAAGGACTTACGGCGGGGCGGGCGGCCCCCGCCATTTTGGCAGGGTCAGTTTATTGAAATAACCTCAGGCCATCTTTTCGATAGCAGCCTTGTGCCAGTTGCAAATGGTCATTCCAGAAACATTGTAGTCTTCAGCGATAGAAGCATAAGATTCGCCATCCAGAGTGTGACGAGTAACAATATCCCGGTCACGCTCAGAGAGAGAATCAAGGATAGAAAGAGTGTCGAGGTCCTGAACATAGGAAGGGTGCCAAGCGTCGGAGTTATCGTCCTCCTTGAGAGAATCAAGAGAGAACTGAAGACCATCACCCTTGAGTGCCTTCTTGGCACACTCACGGTCAATCTCCATCATGCGCCACTTGATGCGCTGGATCATGTAGGTGGTGAACTTCATGCCTGCGTTGGGATCATACGCTTGCTCGCCACGGTGCAGGGCGATGAAAGCCTCGGACACCAGATCGTCCCGATCATAGTGGGCAGAGATGTGAGGCTTCTCACCGTACAGGTTGGCGTACTTGTTGGCGGCAGGGATGAAGTCGGTGATGCTGTTGCTCATGTGAATCATGATAGTCTATTATCGACCACCCGTCAACCCTTTCTTGAGGAAAAATGCTGTCGTAAGTCGTTGCAGGATAAGGACTTAGGGCAGGGCGGGCCGCCCCTGCCAAAATGGCAGGGAATATGGGGGTAAGAAAAAACCCCCGAGGGATGCACCCCCCGAGGGTTGCCCAGTTCCCGATGGGCACTCGCTTTCTTTAGACTCGGTTGGTTAGCTACCCTCCCGAGCACCTCGTCAGGCAGATTGTTGCATCGGAGGCAGGCCGTAGATACCCGTGCGGTTCCAGACCTTGACCGCGTGGTCACGGGTCACACCAGAGTTGAGGAACTCACCAGTCCGCTGGTTCACAATGGAGTAGGTGGTGATTCCGGCACGCTGAGTGCGGACCATGCAGTAGTTGGAGTTGCAGTACCCGTTGACGGGGACGAAGGTGGTACGACCGTTGGTGTAGCGAGAGTTGATCTTCATGTCTGTATAGTAGTGTCTAGGTGTTAGTCTGTCAAGCGTCCATCGAGTGTTTCTGCTCTGCATAACTGTCCCACTCATCAGCCTGAGCCTGGGCGCAGTCTTCGCACATGAGGCAGTTGCCCCATCCGAAGTTGCTGAGAGCGTGGTAGGGAAACTGATCCCCGCAGAGGTCACACGCGATGGTGATGTCTTCCATGTGTGTATAGTAGCACAATGTGGCGCGCCTGCAAGCATAAACCTCTAAAATCCAATCGTCCTAAGTCGTTGCAGGATAAGGACTTACGGCGGCGGCGGCAGCCCCCTGCCAAAATGACAGGTTATGGTCTGCCTGCTGCTCTATCAGCCTGCCCAGCAGCAATACACAGAGAATAAGTAAATAACATGAACAGGCAAAAGATAATCTTCAAGGCATGACCTCCTCGTTATCCATCGTACTTCCAACCTCTACAGGCTTTCCTATTAGCCTCTCTACGCTTACTGGTGATCTTATGGGCTCGACGGGCGAACTCCATATTGCGAAGGTGATTCCTACGCTTGGCAAGGTTCTTACTGTGAGTGTCCATGGTCCTATATAGTAGACCGAAACTTGGCCGTGTAAAACTTTACATTCTTGATCCAGTGTTTATTGAGTCCAGTCGGGTCGTTATCAGCGCCAACGGGACAATAACGCTTGCCAAGGAAAGTAATAAAGTCGCCCTTACTACCCGCTTTGACCCAGCGATCATAGTTCTTTTGAACAGTAGCAGCACACCACCCAGCTTGGTTACGATATCCAGGCTTACACTTCTTGTGGATGATACCGTACTGGTACTTCTTACCATTCTCAGCATACCTAATAGCTGCAACAATCGGAGCAAGTTTAGTTCTACACTCAGGGCGAATGTTTACTTCGATAGCATCCTGATAAAGGTCCGCATTAGCCCTGCCATCTTTATCTCTAATAGCAGAGTATCCATCCGCAAGGACAGGAGTGCAAAGAATGAGCGCAAGAAGAAACCTCACCGCCAAAGCTCCCAATCCTGATAGCCAGAGAAGAAGAGAGCTTCCTCGCCCTCTTGCTCGTTCATTTCTTCTTCGTACTCTTCGAGATCCATCACTTACCCTGCTGGTACTTACCGAAGATGGAGAGGATCATATCCTCGATGGCCTTCTTATCCTCAAGGGCCTGGGCCCAGCGGTCGAACTGCTTGTCCTTCTCTGCGTTGGTGAGGTTCTTATCCATGTGTGTATAGTAGCACAATCTAGCCGTGGGTCAATAGCTAGGGGCAGAAAACTTGTGATCGTAACCCCTTGCTATATAAGGACTTATGGCGGGGGCGGCAGCCCCCTGCCATAATGGCAGGGGTGGGCGGTTGTGGATCAATCTAGTTCACCACGCGCCCCCACCCCTATGTATCAGAAGGCCCAGCCCCCATCATCAGCAGGACCATATGCACTCTCCCACCATGCGCTATCCTGGGCATACTCTCCATCGTAGAACTCCTCACACTCGATGTCCTCCTCCCACGCAGGGTCGAAGTTATCGGGTAGGTCAGAGGTGCAATCGTAGGTGTTATCCATGTGTGTATAGTAGTCTGTGGTGCGCCTGCTATCAAACCCAGGAGGGCAGGTTGTAGCAGATGAGGAAGCCAAGGATGGCGAAGATGGGGGAGGAGGCCATGGTGGCGAGGATGAGTTCGTCCTTGGTCGCTTGCTTCATGCCCCCATTATAACCTAGGGTCGAGGGGATGCAAGCCCAAAATCCAAAAAAGGAGCGGAAAAAAGCGCGAAAAAGGGACTCCTGTTCCACGGGCTGCCCGCATATATGGAATCATGTGTCTTACAAGAAGGGACTCCTAAAAAACTTAGGGACTCCTACAATTATAAAAAATCAGGGACTCCTAAATAATTCCGAGCTATATAAGAACAGATGAGAAATGTTCCAAGGGCTTATGGGTGAGGATGTGGAACTAAAGGCGGTCGCCCAGTAAACATTCCAAGACCCAGGCCGAGACCAAGACCTCGATGAGTTATAGAAACAAAGACTCGAACTATTGGCGTAAGGCCAAGGTACACAAGGTTAGAGTTTATTGGGAGAACTTGAAGAAGAGTAAGAAGTGGGTGACTACCATTTCTTCAAGGGGCAAGAAGCCGCCTCAACCCTTGTCTTAGCTTTCATCATGCATCCACACATCTTGCATTGCATGTCTGGTTTAATAAGCTGTGGACAAGCCTTACAGATCTCTAGTCTTTGAGTGTATACTTGTTCAGAGGAGAGTTTGAATCCGCTTCGAGCCCACGCCCACATGGTTTGAAAGAACATCTTAATCTTTTGGCCTAGTGAGGTGCCTTCATCTGAGTTTTCTAGAAACACAGCTAGGACGGACCAGAATCTATCTGATGCTCTTTTAAGCTTGAAGGATAAGGACTTTTGCATAAGCTCTGCGTATAGCCTTCTTTGATCGAGTAGCTTTTGAGAAAGCATGTCGATAAGCTTTTGTTGATCTTTGATAATCTCCTGAGGATCTCTTGTTTCTTCAGATTCCATAGTATATATTTATATGTTAAGAACCAAATTACAGAAGAGGTGTTTGAAAGCAATCAAGCATGGTGGTCCTGCTGCTAAACGCTTGATGTCAACTCTTCTTAGATGATTATAGGCAGGTTGGATTGTTCTATGAACGCCTGTCTATTTTTGTGCCAGCTATCTCTCCCTGCAAGCTCTCCGTGAGAGTTGTGTAGAACAGATATTGGAACTACTTTATTTAGGTATTTCTTCTTGTGTGCTGTGGTTGTGTAGTGGATGTCGTAGAAGTCCCAATCACCTTCAAAGTATCCAGGCTTCTCTAAGCCTACATCTCGAATAACTTGTCCCCTTGCTGCAAGGAACAGTCCGTCCATACAAACTACTCTATCGGGTTTACCGTAGTAGGTTGAATCTGCTTTGAGTATATCTGAGCCGTGATAAACATGTCCTCGATGCTTTCCTTGCTGCCATAGTTGGTGATTCCACCATACTGCATCCTGTGACAAGTGTGTCGTGCCAGCGACACCTATAAAGCCTGTCTCATGTTGTAAGCAGGTTTTAACTATAATATTTTTGAAGACATCTGGGTCTGTTAAGATCTCGATATCATCATGACACATGATTACGATATCATCGTCCTGGATGTTGAATTTTTTGAACGCATTTGAATAACCACTGAAGATAGACTTCTGACCTACTAGGAACTTGGTACTTACACCAGCCCTAGATAAGTAAGAAGATAATTTCTTTGTAGTATCACTAAAGTTCTTACTGCGTGTACATATAAAAGCGTAAATCATGAAGTTACAGACTAAAGAAGATTACAAGAATGAATATAAAAGGTGTAAAGAAGACCCAATATATTTTATAAGTAATTATATCAAGGTTGTCCACCCAGTTCGAGGACTAGTTCCATTTTCTTTGTACCCCTTCCAGAAAACCATCATCAATGCTCTGGAAGGAAACAGGTTCAACATACTTCGCAAGTTCAGACAGGCTGGTTGCACCACTATCGCTGCTGCATACTCTTTATGGCTCTGTTGCTTCAGATCTCACCAGACGATTGTTATCTTGTCTGTAGGTGATACCGAATCTACTGAGGTTCTTGATCGTATCAAGATTATGTATGACGAGCTTCCAGACTGGATCAAGCCTAAGTCTACAACGATTAATGCACACAACCTCAAGCTAGAGAATAACTCTCATATCAAGTCTCGTCCATCAGGTAAGCAGTCGGGTCGTGGTCTTTCAGGTTCACTACTTATTATTGATGAGGCTGCGTTCATTGAACACATTGATACAATCTGGGCTGCTGTGTATCCTATTATCTCTACTGGTGGTCGTGCGTTTGTTCTGTCTACTGTTAATGGTATTGGTAATTGGTATTACGATACTTGGACACGCGCTGAGGAGGGCGCTAACGCATTTAACCCAATTCAGATAGGATGGCAGGACCATCCTGAGTATGCGCGTGTGGAGGGCTTTGAGTGGCTCTACGAAGAAATGGAGAAGCGTGACCCTCCCATGCTTATTGATGAGTGGGAACCTACCACACGCGCTAACATCAGCCACAAGAAGTGGTTACAGGAATATGAGTGTGAGTTCCTAGGTACAGGTGATACTTTTATTGAAGGTATGATCCTACAGTCTCTAACAGAGAACATAAGTGATGATTTCTATCGTAAATACAATAACCGAATGTATGTGTGGAAAGATCCAGACCCTAACTCGACATACTTCATGGCGGTCGATGTGGCGCTTGGTCGTGGACGCGATTATTCTGCTTTCCAAATTATTGATCTTTATTCAGGTGAGCAGGTTGCTGAGTTTTACTCTAACACCACACCTATAAACGAGTTTGCTAGAATTTGTTTTGACGAAGGCACCTATTATAATTTATGTCCCATCCTAGTTGAGAGAAACACGATTGGTAACAATTTACTTGATTACCTTTTTGATCAGCTAGAGTATGAGAATGTATGGTTTGACGAGAAGCGACAGATGGGACTACAGATTACAGCTAAAAACCGAGACACCATACTTGTAGAGATGGAAGAGGCTATCCGCATGAATGAGGTTAAAATTAACTCTAAGAGAACTGTCATGGAGCTTAATACCTTTATTATCGCTGATAATGGTAAGGTCAAGGCAGATACTGGACAAAATGATGACCTTGTTATGAGTTTAGCACTATCTATTTATGGTGGAAGAAGATACCGAGAGGAGAATCCTGAGATAGTTAAATTTAATCCTGCTAAGGAACGCAAGCCTCCGATGCCTTTAAAATCTCACAAGCTGTTGACCTCCACTGGAAACTCTGAAGAAGACATAACATGGTTAATAAGATAAACGAAAACTCTGGTCCTGGAGCTACTACATGGACACCTATGGGTGATGGTGGCGTAACCAGTATGTACTCTACTGGTTACATGTCTAAGATCTTTGCTAAGTTCTTTGGCACACAGGCTCAGATGAAACTAGCTACCGCTGGTGGTGATCCTAGAGCTATAGAGGGCGATGTTATCGTAAACAAGAACGCCCCAGATAATATCACTAGTCCTGTTTGGGGTTACACTAGAGGTCTTCCATTTGTAACTGAATCAGAGCTTAATCGTAAGCGTCGGTACGATGAGTATGAGAAGATGGATGATTATCCAGAGATCACAGCCGCCCTCGATATCTACGCTGATGACGCTACACAGAAGGACATAAGAAACAAGCGTTGGATTGTTAGATCAGACAGTATTGACGCTATTGAAGAGATTGAGAAGCTATTTGAGAACATCAAGCTTGACAGGTACTACTGGGATATTGTAAGAGGAGCTTGTAAGTATGGTGATTTCTTTGTAGAAATTATCGCAAACGCTGCTAACATGGATAGTGGTGTTCGTAAGATAAAGCTCCTGAACCCTTATTACATTCTTAGAGTCGAGGATAAGTTTGGATATCTCAAAACATTCCTTCAGGAGATACCTCATAGTTCCGGTAATGCAGGTTCTTGGCATGAAAGCGCATCAACATATGTCGAGCTAGACAAGAATCAGATCGTGCATTTTAGAATGCACACCTCAGATCCTAAGTATTACCCTTATGGTAAGTCTATTCTTGCTGGTGCTATCCGCGTCTACCGCTCATTGAAGCTTATGGAAGACGCAATGCTTGTTTACAGGCTATCACGCGCACCTGAAAGACGCATTTTCTATGTTGATGTAGGTAACTTACCTGCTTCCAAGGCTGAAGCTTTCCTTGAGACGATGAAAACTCGCTTCAAGAAGGAGAAGTTCCACAATCAAGGCAAGGTTGATGGCCGTTATAACCCACTTGCAGTTGATGAGGACTTCTTTGTACCCATCAGAGGTAACCAAGGAACCAAAATCGAGACCCTTCCTGGCGCTCAAAACCTCGGTGAGGTCGATGATGTCAAGTATTTCCGTGACAAGTTGCTTGCAACACTTAAGATTCCTAAGGATTACATCGTTGAGTACGACAAATCACCTGAGAGAAAGGCTAACCTAAGCCAACTTGATGTTAAATTTGCCCGCGTTATCAAGAGAGTTCAAGATTGTGTGGTCCAAGGCTTTGAAGCCATAGCTAGAAAGCACCTTGAGATGATTGGATACCCCTCTGGTGTGATCAGAAAGCTAAAAATCGAGCTTCCAGACGCATCAGATGTGTTCATCAAGCGTAAATTAGAGATTGATGAGGCCAAAGCAAGGGTTGTACAGGCTGTTGTAGGCACTGGATTGTTCCCAACAACTCATATTTACAAGGAATTCTACAATCTCACCGATACTGAGATCGAAATCATCAAAAGAGACCTTGAAAAAGAGCAAGAAGAGCAATCTGCTCAAGAAAATCAGCAGATGATGCAGCAACAACAAGCCCAATCGGCTGGTCAAGTACAGCAAACACAGGCTCAAGGTGAAACCGACATGGCAGTAGCTCAAAATCAGGCTGCTATGGACATGGCTGTGTCCGATAATCAAGCTAAAAACGATGCTACGATCAATAAATCACAAAAGCCAACTCCTAAGAAGGAGGATGTTGATTACTTAGTGCAACTCAAGCATAAATTCCTGCTTGAGGAGGGAGTAGACTCCCAAAAATACAAGGCAATCGCTAGAATACTTAAAAATAAGGATAAGTAAGAAAAGTATATAGCTTTAGCGCCTATATATTTAGAGAATTAGACTAAAAAATAGCTATGGATAAATTCTTCAAAAACAGAAATAAGAAAGTGGCTGATTTAAACTTAATGGCTGATAGCCTAGGCCACTCATTACGAGAAAATGTGTCATTATTCTCCATTGATGACTTTAACTCAATTGTTACCTTCGTTACTGAGAGTGGTAATGTAATTCAAGGTAATTATTACTTTGGAGATGAGATGATTCTCGATAATATCACAGTTGAGGCTGGTGAGGTTTTCACAAACGAAGAGAAATTTGATTCTGCTGCAAAGAATCAAATTTCTTTGTTTGTAGAGAGCGTGTTCTCTGATGATATTGTTCAGGCTGGTAGCATCTTTGAAAACCTCCTTGATAGTTGGGGAGAGAGAATCAAGTTTAACAAAACTGTCAGCAGACTGCAAGAAAAATCAGAATCCTTCAACAACACCTTCAACATTGTTGAGAGTAAGGAGTTCGAGCGTTTCTTTGAAGTAGCAGACAAGATTTCAGGGTTCTTAGCTGAGAACCGTGAGAGTATTTCTGAAATACCAGAGATCGTCAACGCTGTTAAGCTTTCCAACACCGTAGCTAACGCTTTTAACATTCCTAGAACCTCCTTAGAGGATCTTCAGGAGTCCAAGTCCTTCAGCATCCCTAAGGGTGATAATAAGGACATCTACGAGATGATCTGTCAGCAAGAGCTTGTTAAGAAGGAGATTCTTGAGTCTAAGAAATCCTTTGATACCGTTTGGGTAAGTGAGCCTTCTATCTCTAACCTAGCTGTTAAGATTTTTGAGGAAGACGAGAAAGAGGTTGCTAAGGCTCTTATTGAGGCAGTTATTGAAATTCCTTACCTCTCCCTAGTTTCTAAGAAGAAGCTATCAAACACGATTAGTAACTGCCTTAACACTCTTCACGAAAACAGCACCTACACCAAGAACGAGTTGAAGGACTTTGTTGGTAGACTGTTTGAGATGAAGAAGCCTTTAAAGGAGCTAGTATCAAACTTACTTCAGGAGAAGTATGGTGTCAACATCAACAACATCAAAGAAACACCTACCTTTAAGACTCTCCTTAACACTCAGGTACTGATCTTTGAGTGCTTATCAAAGCTCTCCCCCAGGAACAGCATTATCAAAGAGTCTATGGCAGATCTAGCTTCTATGCTCAAGTCCAAGAACGGCGTTCAAGCAATTGATGTAAACAACGCTATCCGCTTTATCTTTGAGGAAGCGGGTTACGGGGATCTGTACGAAGAAGGTGAACTTGCTTCTACATTCTCCTTAAACGAGGCTATGACTGATGATGTTGATTCTTTCGTAGCTCTTATCATGGAGAAGCTTGTAGGCGGTCAGAAGAAGCTTGATGTTGAGCCTAAGGGCGGTGATGGCGACATTGACGCAAAGGATCTTAAGAAGCTTCGTGACCGTAAAAAGAAAGGCGCTAAGAAAGATTCTGAAGATGAAGATAAGGATGAGAAGGAAGAAGCTGCCGAAAAGGTTATGGAAGAGGATGATGCTGTTAGCACCATGACCACTGCTGACCTTATGAAGACCTTATCGGATCTAGAGGAACTAATTGATCAGCCCACTGATCTAGGAGATGAATGATGAGAGAAGCCTATATTCCATATACAAAATTAGTAACTTTAAGTAACAGCACCCCTGTCGAAGTTATTCTTCACGATAGCTCTGGATCAGTAATAGAATGTAATTATGTTCAAGTTGCTGCTGTAAGTGGTGGTGTTGACGGCTTCTTCTTCGTTACTCCTGAGGTTACCTCTGCTAAAGGTTACGCCAATATGAAGTCTGCTAATGCTATAGGTTCAAATGAAACCTCAGGACAATTAGGTCAGCTTTGCAATAGAGAAACGGGTGTTGCAGTTTTATCTCTCCCCTCTTCAGACAAGACTTCTAAAGTAAAACTATCTCAAAGAGATACTGTAGTAACACTTTACGCTGTAACTTACGGTAATGTGAAGCTATCTAATACCCTAGCAGACAATACACTTCCAAGAGGAAACTAATGTTCAAATCCTTCAAATCTCTTAAAACTGTTCGGACGCTGTTCGATCAGGCGGGAAACCTGTATCGAGTAGCAAAAAGAGTCCTAGAAAAAGTAGGATCACGATTTAGAAGTGGTTATAAGAGGTTTTCTAAGAACAGTCTGTTCTATACAGAAGCTTTGCCTACTGTAACTGGTGTTACAGGAAGTTACACTAAGGGAGCAGGTTTTGAGTCTATCAATCAAAGCCAAGTAACGGGTCTTAGATCCTTCTCAGCGTATGATATCATTGGTGCTAGTAGTATAGATGATCAGTATCTAACCTTCAAGCCCAATGTGTCATCTTCTGACTATCCAAAACCTACCTTCGATCCTGATGATAGTGTAGGTGCAGGTATCTTTACTAAGTCTCTGTGGAATCATAACCTAGTTTTTTCTAGCAATCCTGGTCCCTCAGTCTTTCCTTTTAATAATTCTAATGTAGAGTCTTTTGAGATAGATGAAAATCCTGTAGAAGGTGCTACTGCTTGGGAAATAAAATCCAAGGTAGCCAATCCTGGTGGATGTTTCATGATAAGAAGCGATGAGATTGAGGCTACTTGGGATTGGGATAATTACAATATAATATTCAGTCTTTATGTAAAGTTCCCTGATCCTGATAATCTCCCTTCTTTTATAGAGGTTAGGGTTGCAGATGCGACTCAACCTCAACGGCACTCAGGTTTTAATATTTCTCCTTCTGATTTAAGTTCAGGAAATTGGGCTTATTCATCCGAGGATGCAGGGAATGGTTGGTATAGGGTAAGCTACAAAGCTCAATTAACAGGCTACAATGAAGGACTTACTTTTAATGGTGACAAGTTATATATTTTTGCATATCTACACACTGATGGTATAGGCAAGAAGGCATGGATTTCAGCCCCACAGATTGAAAAGCATCCACTAAACAAACCAAGCTGGTCTCATAACCAGTTCTCAGGATATGACGAATGGGTTGAAGGTAGTGGGTCTCAATTACCTGATTGGGGTCAAGTAGGATCAGTCGATGATAACAAAAGAGAGTATAGAACAGACCCCTTTGGTAAGCAGAGTGTAGTATGGGTTGCAGACGATGACCCTGCTTCTGATCAGGACGCTCATGATGGTGGTATACGAACAGCGAAGTTCTCTGTCGATACTTCTAAAGAATACAGAGCTTCTTTCTTCATGAAAGTAAACTCACCTGATCTAGGTGTTGCTCAAATCAATTTAGGATATGGAAACGGTTATGATCCTGATGCGGTTCTTATTAGGCTAACGGAAAGTCCTTCCACTCCAACATCAAACAATCAATATGCTATTGCATTAAATGGAACTCATTTTGATGGAAGTCCTTATAATCCAAGTGAATGGTATCTTGTTGTCTATTACTTAAAGCCAGAGGGAACTGCTAACCCGTCATATACTGCGGGGACAGGTCTTTATGACCTAGAAGGTAACTTCTTAGGATTGCCTTACTCACTTCCTGATTGGGGAATGACCTCTGCTACTCTAACGACTGGTATTGAGGTTAGAGTATACAACAACCCAAATAACACAGGACAGGAGATTGAATATTGGGGACTTAGGATGGATGCAGTTGACGGAAACGAACCAAGCATCTCAGATCTTCTGAACCCAGTAGACAACCCTAACTACCCACCAGTAACCAAAGCAACTCCATATGTAGGAAACGATGCTATTCCTGCGAATGTGCATAGACATAACTGGTTGAACTATACTAATGATTTAGCCACAAGCTCTAATTGGAATTTCACTAGAGTTGATTTACAGCCATCAACTATAGGAACTTCTGTGTATAGCGGTGAAACTGCATATGAAGTAGTTCCTGACGATCCTATTGGAAACTGGCCTATTATCTACACTTCTGGTGATGGTATATCATTCAATGCAGATGAGACCAAAGTAGCTAGTGTTTATATTAAGAGCCATGATAAAAACCCAACATTCATGCCTGCAATTAACTCTAATCTAAGTGGGTTTGATAAATGGAGAGTGGGAACAGGTGATGATCCCTCTTCGGATTGGATTGAGGTCCCAGACCTAGACGAAAACGAACGACTTTATTTAGACACTCCCTTTGGTGGGTTGGATGTTGTATGGAGAGCAACAAACCTAGATGGAACACAAAATGATGGTGAGGGAGGTTATAGATCAACACACTTTAACATAGATAGAACAAAAAAATACAGATTCTCTCAATTTGTAAGAACTAGCACTCATAATGATACCTCTATTTACCTCGGACAAACAGACTCACAAAGCGTAGACCCTACCAATAGACGAGTAATAAAAGGTGATGACGGACTTCCTGCTGAGAACTTCCACTACTTCGCAACAGGTTACGGACTCCCTTCTTCTGATGAATGGTATTTAATGGTAGCCCACATTCATCCAGAAGGAACATCAACTCCTATTAAAGATGCTGAGACTGGTCTTTATGACATGAGTGGTAATCTGGTTGATAACAGTGCTTCCTTTAGAGATTTTGTTTTCAGTTCAACCACTACTGAAACAATGATTAGAGGGTTGTCATATTACAACCGCTCCGCTAATCCAGACACAGTTGATTTCTGGCATCCAAGAGTTGATGCTATAGACGGCAACGAGCCAAGTATTGAAAGACTTCTAGATTCAGTTAAGGCCAAGCAACCTGCTGTAAACTTCCCTGCCTTTGCTGAGATTCCATGGCTTGATGAGGGTCTTACAGACTTTTGGAATACAAGTGGGTGGAATGCCGTTGATACAGCGAATGCTACCACTACTACTTCCTCTCTAAAAACACCTTTCAATACTGAAGAAGTAGTGGTTGTAGCAAATAATGAGCCTTCTCCTGATGGAGCTTACGAAGGAGGTATTAGCACACACGGCACTTTCTTCCTTCCTATAGATAATACTAAAAAGTATAGATACTCTATATTTGCTAAAAAAGCTACTAACGAAGGAGGTATTTATCTAGGTCCTTCAAACGGCTCTGATCCATCCATTGCAGTTAGAAGATTGGATAACGGTACTCACAACAACAATCCTTATTTCATTAATAATAGAGATTTTGGAACATCGGAGTGGGTATTACTGGTTGGTCATATTTGGCCTCACACTACTGCTGTTGGAACTGCGAAGGATCCTGATACTGGCGTTTGGTTGATGGATGGGACTAAGCTTCTTGAATATACCACTGATATAGATTTAATGACAAGCTCTACCACCACAGAACAAGGCTTTAGAGCATTCTTCTACGGTGATGTAACTGATGATCTTAATAAGGCATATTTCTGGCAACCAAGAATTGATATCGTAGACGGAACTGAGCCTAGTATCGAAGAACTTCTAAGGCTTCAACCTGGGCTAACCATCAACCTATTAGACTTCAGTGCTCCTACAAAGATTCACAGGGCTGCATTTGGTGTAGATGCGAGTGGAGCAGTTTACCCAAAATACATAATTGGCGGTGAACTTGATGGGTTTGGAGTTGAAGAAGTAGGAGATGGATGGTATAGGGCATGGGCATATAAAGAGGGTCTAGACTCGGTTTCTAACACTGTAGAAGGTGATGATCTTTATTACTACCTATACTTCGGAGATGCCGCTCAACCTTTTGCCGATGTGTCCGCAACCATAAACAATGATTTCAGATCAACACTAATAATGAAACCCATGGTGGAGAGACTAGGTATTGATCAAGTAGTATCTAATCCACCAACAGCATATCAAGAAGTATCTGACAACACATGGCCTAGTGTATCAGCAATCCCTTACCATCAGGTAGCAAAGGAAGTTGAGCTTTCAATCAAGGATGATACTACGGGTAGCAGCTACACAGCTAAGGCATATTGGGATGGTGGTAAGCTTTACAACTATGGTCCTAGAATAGCTAACCAGGATGTAGAGATTACTCAGTTACAAGATGGTTGGCACAAGTTTGGAACTGGTATTAGAGGTCTAGGTGATGGAACTATCAATACAGGTGATACTGCATCCATGACCTTCTCATATGCTGCCTCTTCTAACCCAAGAAGCAAGACTCTAATCTCTGGTCCTATCCTTGCTAACACTGGATCTGAGAAGAGTAGTAAGGTTAACTATTCTGTTGGAACTAACACTCCTGAAAAGAACTTATTACCTTCTCCTCTAAGTGATTACTTTGGAAGTCTTCTTCTTGGAGCAAATATAGTAGGGCTAAGTTCTATTGATCATAATGCTCCAGGAGATACGAGTGCCTATTTAATGCATGTAAATGATGGTGGAAACGGGTTTAGAGGTCGAGATGAGATCTTCTTAGATACAATCCCTGCTGGTTTATGTAGGGCTTCTGACTACGATACTATCGTAGCTCAACTCCCAGTTAAATCTCTCTGGAACTACAACCAACTTCCATACAGTAGAACTATGGATAACACTAGCACATGGTGGACTAACCAATATGCAACATCATCTAGTGTATATACCTCTCCTTACGGAACTCCTGCTCAGGTCACTGTTTCTCCTGGACCTGACGGGCCTTGGGGTTCTCAGGGACTTGTTGTAGTTAGTAACTCTATTTATAACGATAACCCTATACATCCTGCTGATGAAAATTTAGTTGTGGTTATGAGTGTTTTCATCAGAAGACCTGATGACCCATCTAAGACACCAGAGAACATACTTATTAGACTAGGAGAATCGGATAGACCAAATACTTCCGGCCCAGGAATGTGGTTTTATTGGTATGATCCTTCACAACCACCTTATGCAGGTCAAAATAGCCAGCAACACTCATATGGACATGTAGAAGATTATGGAGATAATTGGTATAGACTTTCAATTGCTACTCGCTATAAAGAGTTTATGGAACAATTCCCTAGCTGTAGAAACTCAGACTCCTTTAACTTTGAAATCCAAACATACGATAGAACAGAAGGTAATGAGTTTATAATAGCTGATCCTCAAATAGAAACACATGAGGCAAGCGACACCAACCTACTCAAACCTTCTTTGGATTGGTACACAGGAGTTTCAGGATATGGGAACATGGGTAACTGGACCTTAGAACATGAAAGCACAGTAGATCTAAGAGAAGATCCTTTTGGATTAAGTAGTCTTTGTGTTGTTGGAACAGATACTTCCTTTGGTGATGTAAAAGACGGAGGATTTGCATCGAGTCCAAATGTTTTAGTAGATCCAAATTCTACTTATAGGTATTCAATGTTCTTTAAGTTGTATCCTGAACCTTCTGGGACTAGATCAACTCTTATTGGACCAAAATCAACAGCAAATACAACATATAGGGTTAGAGATATTTCAACAGGTAATGCTAATACTAACCCTTACTTTGGTCAATTTGTTGAGAATGTTATAGGAAATGATTGGGTTCTATTTGTTGGGCATATTCAACCTTCTGGAACTGCTCCTGGATCATCGAATCACGCAGACACAGGTATTTATAGTCTAGATGGGACTAAGCTTTCCAACTATACTATAGACGATTTCATGTGGGATTCTACAACAACTCAGCAAGGCATAAGAGGGTTTGGTTGGGCCAGCACCGCAAATCCTCCAGATGACGATGATGGAACAGACGCAATTAACCTATGGTCTCCAAGAGTAGAAAAGGTAGACGGAACAGAGCCAAGTATTTCTGAGCTTCTAGCAAGCGGTAATCTTTGGACTAACCCCAACTACCAACAGACTCTACCATCTCCTTATGTTGAGAATGTTGGATTCCATCCAAACTCAAGAAGAGAGAACTGGTTGCCTGTAGATACTACAAGGAAATACTTTGATGCAAACCATTGGAGTCAAGGTGCAGCGGCAGGTCCCAATGATGGTGCTGTGCTTGCAATTCAACAAAAGGGAGGAAACGACTGGCCTACTTACAGAGGGTATATGACAGTTAGTGGAGGCCCTGCATCAATTCAAATTGCTCCTAAGATAGCCAATTCTGCGGACATAAGAGATAATCTTATAACTTCTGTATATTTAGGAAAGGACGATGAAAACTATGTAGCTAGTGTTTATATAAAGCCACATGAATCAGACTGTCCTGACAAAATATACATAGGATTATGGGATAGAAATGTCCCTGCTAATGGGTTTGCTGACGCTGCTGTATTTATTAATTTAACAGACGCAAGCACTGTTCGAAGTGTTCAGAGCCTAGGAACAGGTATTACTGGAGGGTATGAGATCCTAAGTGGAGTAGATTATGCCCCTGGTTTAGGATATCCAAACGACATGTCAGGTGTAGCTATGAGAGTATGGGCAAACATAGATAGTTCTGCTTTTATAAACTCTCTTGCAGGTGTCTCTGCTTTAGACGAGATGGTATACAGGATTGGAGTATATGATGGAACTGTGGATTTCTTCAATCCTATGCTAGAAAGAATACCAAATACTAAACCATTTAAGGATGTTCCTACCTCGTATTCAGAATCAGCAGAGCTTGGAGTAACTTCAATTCCTGAGCATCAGTGTGCTGCTGAACTTAAAAACTTCATATTTGATTACGATGCTCCTTATAATTCTGAGGTTGCTACCTTTAAGTTTAATGGTGGTGTAGTAGAAGATGCAACTTCCCTTAGCGATAGGATGATGACTTCCAAAGAGTATCTTGGAGATGGTTGGTATAACTGCAAGTTTGCTGTGTCTTCCATGTCTGTAGAAGCAAACACTTTTGAAGGCGATAGGGTCTATATAAAACCATATTATGCTGAACGGGCAAATGATGTAAGTGGTGTTTGTTATGGGTTATTTGGACAACCCTTCCTAGGACTAACTGGAAGTCTTACCACCAGTTCTGTAGATTACAACCCTTAATCTGCGAATAGTATATAATATGTTATGGCAGATAGAGTACCTTTAAGACTAGTAAATATCGGTGGAACCGTAAGTATTGGAGAGTTCCAATCTGGTGACACTCTGGGTTTAGTTCATGGTGGAACTGGTGTTTCTAGCTTACTTGATTTAAAGTCTTTAGTTGGGATTACTGATCTCGCGTTATCATCAGGTCTTCCTGATGTAAGGATCGCAGGGGATTTTATTTATCCTGGGGATGGAGATGTATTAACTTGGGATGGTGCCCACTGGGTCCCTGAGCATATCCCTCACTTGGAATTTAGAGATTATTCAGGTGCTCCATACGATATATCTAGTATAAGCTTTCTAACGAACCTAGGAAAGCTTTCACTACAGGAAGGTGAGATAGCCTGGGACGGAACTGCAAGCACCATACAGGTTCAGACAGACGCTTCTACGACTCAACTAGCAGTATTACAGGTATCCTCTGCCAGTAACGATGGTGACATCCTTCTTTGGGATGGAACTAAAGGCTATTACTATCCAACCTCTGCCTTTGTAGATGTTAGCAGTCAGGTGAATGTTAACACTTCAGCCCTAGAGAATACACTAGATGCGAGTGATCTATCAGTAGAACTCAGTGCAATATCTACAGAACTGAGTGCTATATCAATCGACATCTCTGCTGTTGGTATTGAGGTCAGTAGTGTATCAGTTCAGTTAAGTTCTCTTGTCTCATCCATACATCTATCAGGTCTTGGAGATGTGTCATTTACGGATCTGTCTGCGGATCAGCATTTGAATTGGGATGGAACAAACTGGGTCAATGCTGATAATGATAGAACTGAGATGCGTGTTCGGAATGGAACTGCATCTCCAATGAGCAGAGGTGATGCAATTGCAATTGAGAGTGCTCACAACCAGAACCTTGTGAATGTCATTTTGGCAGACGCATCTCAGACATCAGCTATGCCTGCTCTTGGTATTCTCAAGGACGATCTAGCTGTTGGTGCAGAAGGTATTGCAATCACCTTTGGTAAAGCAAACGGTCTTAATACCTCAGGTCTGACAGAGGGTGCAACTGCTTATGTCAGTCCAACCACTCCAGGAACTATAACCGAAACCAAGCCAACTGATGTCAATCATCTGATTCAGAACATCGGTATCATCATGAGATCCCATCCGTCTAATGGTGCTATCAAGGTTACAGGTATCGGTCGTGCTAATGATATTGATAACCAAACTCGATACGCTACTTCAGGAATAGCAACCCCAACAATGACAGAAGGAGGAGTTTCTGTTACAGGAGTTGAGCTATGTCCCCATCCACAACCATTCTGGTATGGACAAACAACAGCGGATGCAACAGCTTCTAGAAGCTACGATTGGGGCAGTGCAGCTACAGAAACTGAGGTAGTATGTGATGATCACTTCAACTGGGATTCAGCCAACAGCCGCTTGTATGTAAGCTCTACAGGAGTGTATGAGGTTGATGTGATGTTCATGATTGATGGTGGTAGCGACTTCACAGCAGAGGTTATAGTGAAGGTTGACGGAACTGGGAAGAATACCACCACACACGATTATGTGTCTGCTAACTCTCCTAGTGAGTATAGTGGTAGATGGGTAGGAAAGATAGATGCAGGTTCGTATATAACAGCTACATTTAGAGATGCTGCTGTAGTAGTTAGCACCAGTCATGAAGCAGGAAGCACTATGATAGTTAAGAGGTTAGCCTGATGCACAGACAGTTCATAACATACCAAGGAAGACCTTTAGTCGTAGGAGAAGAGGATGATCTTCTAACTATTCCTGAGCCAGGGATAGAAGTGAATGAGATCCTTGGTAGTG